CAAGAAATGACTTGTGAAGTTCCTGCACAATCAGTGACCCAAAGTGCTCCAATTTCAACTGCAGCATAAGCATTTGCAGTCAGTACTCCAGTAGATTCAGTTACATCTGATGCAATACCAACTCTTTGTGCACTATCATCCCAATACAGTGATGCTTTCTTAGCAGAACCACTATACCAATTAAGTAAAATACCAATATCAAGGTTTAAATCTGAAGATGGGGGAACAAGAACACCATTATCATTAACAAGACCTAAATCAACTAAAGTATCCTCAACTTTCAATGTTGATGTGTTGACTTCAGTAGCTGTTCCAAGAACATATAAGTCTCCACTGATAGTAACACTATTAGCAAATCCTACTGCACCTGTCCCATTAGTAATTGTAATTGAGGTAGTTCCATCCTTTGCTTTAACATCAGTAACTTCAATAGTTGGGACATCAAGTAAAGTTGTAATATTAACTGTATCTGGAAGTCCAACAGTGACTGTTTGTCCAGAAACTGAAGTATTAACTTCATTAGCAGTTCCACTGATAGTCAGTGTTTGTGAAGTATTAACTGTACTTGGGCCACCAGTATCAGCATTAAGACCAAGAGTTACATCAACAGCATCTACATATGCCTTGACTGCTGCTTGAGTTGGTAAGTAACTATTGCTATTTTCTACAAGTGCAGTGCTTGCAGAAATACCAGTAATTCCAATACCAGAAGTTCCACTTAACTTAAATGTTCCTACAGTTGCAATCCCAGTTATGTTTGCATTATTAGTAACACTTAAAGAATTAGAAACTTTTACATCTCCAGTAGAAGGATTGACTGATAATCCTGCACCAACTCTTAAAGTTTCACCAGTTTGACCTGAGAGAGTATCAACAAAAGTTACATAGTAATCAGCATTAGATGAAGTTCCTGTTGTATCTACTGTAGTTGCTCTGGTTGCAGTTGATGCAGTACCAGTAATATTAGATGCTGAAATATTTGTAAAGTATCCATTAGTTGCTGAAATGGAATCATCAGACATTGTAATGCCTGAACCAACAGCAAGACGAACACCATTTGCCATTGTTGTGGTGCCAATGGCAAGTCCATAGTTAAAGGCAAAAGCATCAGTAGAGAATCCAAGAGTTCCACTCTTGAACCACATCATTTGCTTATAAGTATCTGGAAGAGTATTAATTCCAGTTGCAACAAATGAAACTAATGGACTTCCTATTGTCGATGCAATGGCAACACCAGCATGATTTGCTGTGTCATCATTAGAAATGTCTTGTCCAGTAACACTTGTTGTATACCCTAAAACAATATCTTTGTTTTGAATGAAAACATCTTGACCACGCAATACAATGGTGGTTCCCCCAATAGTGACATTTCCAGCAACATCAAGATTTCCACCAATATTAACATTTTTTTGAACTCCTAATCCACCATCAAGAACTACTGCACCATCATCATAGGTTGTTGATTGTGTTTGATTGGTAAATGATGTAATTCCTGCAAATACTGCATCATTTCCAGCATCAAGAACACCATCAAGGTCTAATTTTCCTCCAACATTTAATCCAGTAGTAACATGTAAATTATAAATTGTCGAAAATCCAGAGACATTAATGCCATTGTTACCAACAACTAATCCATTGAATGTTGATAATCCAGTGACATTAAGATTTCCACCAATATTAACGCTCTTTTCTACCCCAATACCACCTTCTACAATAATTGCTCCAGTGTCTTTATCAGTGGAGTCAGTGGTATCTGAAAATGTTGTGATGCCACTAAAAATAGCATTATTAGAACCACTTCCCCAAGAAAGATTTCCACTTCCATCATTAGTTAAAACTGTACCATTAATTCCCTGAGTAGCAGGAAAATAATAAGTAACTGCAGCTCCAACAGATGCTGGAGATGCAAGAGTAATAAAATCTGAACCTCCAGTTGCTTCTACAAGGTTAATTCCACTACCTTTAGAAGCAGTTTCTTTGGTCCAATATCTATGGGAACCTACAAACTTATTATTGTTTGTTGTGCTGTTAATACCTACATAAAAATCAAATGTATCTGTAGTAAAGGCTGGTTCACCTGCTCTTAAACCTGGCAGATTTGATAAAGCACCCCTTTTTACCTGTAAAACTGGTGCTGGCATGATTCTCAGTTCTCTTTTTTCTATTTATTATTTAAAAGTTGCCAGCATCCAAATCAATTCTATCATCCAAGTCAACATCCAATTCATCTACAAAATCATTAGGCAATCCTGGTTGAATAGGTTCATCTACAGCAGCAGAAGACAAAACTTTGTCTGGGTTAACTAATTCATATTTTTGTGTGGAAGAATTGTACATAATAACATATTGGTCATTTTTATTACTTCCATCAAAATTTATTAAATCTTCTAATCTTGTTGCTGCCACGTTAGTATCTACATCTATGGTTTGGGATAAATCAAAACTAACATCAAAAGATGATGATATAACCTCCACTTCTATATCCATTATGTTGCAGTTCCTTTGACTATTACAGTTCCTTCAATAACTTTTATAGTTGTTCCAGAAGAAGTTGCCAAGACATCATAAACATACCTTCCACTTGGAATAGTTGCAGTGATTGTACTCGCCATTCCAATTCTAACAATTCCACTTGTCAATGGTGCTATTGGAGTCACTGTAAAATTATAAGATGATGATGCTGTATAGTGTTTACGTAATTTGGATGTAAATGTATACGAAGACAAATCAAGAAGAGCACCATCCTTTTTCAACTTAAAATTAGTTGAAAAGTCAGTGTTTTTTTCTATGACTATGTTAACTGATGGTACTGCCATTTCAGTTTTTTAATTATTTATGGTTGAGATAAATCTTCTATTTTTTTGTTCAATTCATTAATCTCTTGCTTCAATTCTTTTATTGCTTCTACAAGAATAGCAACAAAGTTTTGATAAGCAACAGTCTTAAATATTTCATTATTAGAATCTAATTGGTTTGTCACCAATTCTGGAATTATCTTTTCAACTTCTTGTGCAATAAATCCAATAGATTTGCCACCATGCTCTTTATATGTAAATTCAACACCCCTCAGTTTTAATACTTTATCTAATGCATCTGTTATAACAGAAATATCAGTTTTTAATTTTTCATCAGAAGATGCACTGACTGTACCACCAACTACAAGGTCTCCAGTAGAGGCATTAAATGAAAATGCAGTTGCTGTAGTTCTTACTCTTGCGGTTTGATTAAACCCAGCAGCAGCTACAAATACTGGATAATATGTATCATTTGTTGTTGTATTTGTAGCATTTATTTCAGTTGATGGGCCTGTAGCACCTTGAGCACCTTGAGGTCCAATTCCTTGAGGACCTTGAGAACCTTGAGCACCTGTAGAACCTGTAGCACCTTGTGCACCTGCAGCACCCTGAGCACCTGTAGTGCCTGCAGCACCTTGTGCACCTTGAGGTCCTCTTGAACCTTGAGAACCTTGAGCACCATCAACCCCAATACCAGAAGAACCTTGAGCACCTTGAGGTCCTCTTAAACCCAGTGCCCCTTGAGAACCTGTAGCTCCCTGTGCACCTTGAGGTCCTGGTGTTCCTTGAGGTCCAGTTCCTTGAGGACCTTGAGCACCTTGTGCACCTTGAGGTCCTCTAAGTCCTTGTGCTCCTTGAGCACCTGTAGAACCTGTAGTACCTTGTGCACCTTGTGCTCCTTGTGCACCTTGAGGTCCAAAACCTTGAAGTCCTTGAACACCTTGTGCACCTTGAGGTCCTCTAGCTCCTTGAGCACCTTGAGCACCTGCAGTACCTTGAGCACCTTGTGGTCCTTGTGGTCCTTGTGGTCCTCTTACGCCTTGTGGTCCAACAGGTCCTCTAATTTGACCAACATTACCCCAACTTGTAGTGGCGATACCAACTGTTGCAACCCACAAATTACCTAAATTAATATCAAGAACACCATCTCCAGATTGTGCAGGATACCAAGAATTTACATCCTCATTCAGTTGATATGTTTCAATACCAACAGTTAACGCCTTACTTCCTACAATAGTTATAGAAGTTCCAGTAGCACCTTGTGCACCTTGAGGTCCTTGTGCACCTTGAGGCCCTTGAGGTCCCTGGAATCCTTGAGAACCCTGTGCTCCTGTAGAACCTTGAGGTCCTCTTATACCTTGTGGTCCTAAAGAACCAGAATTTCCTTGAACACCTTGAGAACCTTGAGGTCCTATTGAACCTTGAGCACCTTGAGGACCAACTCTTCCCTGTGGACCTTGAGCACCTTGAGGTCCTGCTGTTCCTACAGCACCACTAGAACCTTGAGCACCTTGAGGTCCAACTCTTCCCTGTGGACCTTGAGCACCTTGTGGACCTTGAGGTCCAGTTCCTTGTGGACCTTGGAATCCTTGTGGACCTTGGAATCCTTGAAGACCTTGGAATCCTTGAGCACCTTGTGGCCCTTGAAGTCCTGTATTTCCTTGGAATCCTTGAGCACCTTGTGGTCCAGTTCCTTGTGGACCTTGTACTCCTTGTGGACCTTGGAATCCTTGAGCACCTTGTGGTCCAGTTCCTTGTGGACCTTGTACTCCTTGTGGACCTTGGAATCCTTGTGGACCTTGAGGACCTCTAACTCCCTGAAATCCTTGAGCACCTTGTGGTCCTTGTAAACCTTGGAATCCTTGTGAACCTTGAGGTCCAATTATTCCCTGAAATCCTTGAGCACCTGTAATTCCAGGAGATCCTTGAGGTCCTGTAAGACCTTGAGATCCTTGTGGGCCTTGTACTCCCACTGAACCTTGAGTACCCTGAGCACCTGTAGCTCCCTGTGCTCCTGTAGAACCTGTAGTGCCTTGAGCACCTGCAGAACCTGCAGAACCTTGAGCACCTGCAACACCTTGTGCTCCTTGAGCACCTGTAGAACCTTGAGCCCCTGATATACCTTGAGCACCTGCAGTTCCTTGAGCACCTGCAGTTCCTTGAGCACCTGCAGTTCCTTGTGCACCTGCAGTTCCTTGAGCACCTTGAGCACCTGTAGATCCTGTAGCACCTTGTGCTCCTGCAGAACCTTGAGCACCTGTAGATCCTGTAGATCCCTGTGCTCCTGCAGCACCTTGAGCACCTGCAGCACCTTGAGCACCTGCAGTACCTTGAGCACCTACAGCACCTTGAGGTCCAAACCCCTGAAGACCTTGAACACCTTGTGCACCTGCAGCACCTTGAGCTCCTGAAGAACCTTGAGAACCTACAGCACCCTGAGCACCTGTATTTCCTTGTGCTCCTTGTGGTCCAATGGAACCTTGTGGTCCAATAGGTCCTCTAATTTGTCCAACATTAGTCCAACTTGTGGTAGCAAGTCCAACAGCAGCAACCCAAAGATTTCCTAAGTTGTTGTCAAGAACACCATTGCCATTTTGAGCAGGATACCAAGAATTTAATTGTTCATTTAATTGATATGTTTCAATTCCAACAGTTAATGATTTGCTTCCTACAATAGTTACAGAAGTTCCAGATTGTCCTTGTGCACCTTGTGGACCTACAAAACCTTGAGGACCTTGAAATCCTTGAGGACCTTGTGCACCTTGTGGTCCAACTCCTTGAGGTCCTTGAGGTCCAATTCCTCCTTGTGGCCCTTGAGCACCTTGAGGTCCTGATATTCCTACACCACCACTAGCACCTTGAGCACCTTGAGGTCCTATGAAACCTTGTGCACCTGCAGTTCCTTGTGCACCTGCAGTTCCTTGTGCTCCTTGAGGACCCTGAAATCCTTGAGATCCTTGTACTCCTTGTGCACCTTGAGGTCCTATAGAACCTTGAGCACCTGCAGTTCCTTGAGCCCCTGCAGCACCTTGTGCTCCTTGAGGACCCTGAAATCCTTGAGATCCTTGTGCTCCTTGTGCACCTTGAGGTCCAATAGAACCCTGAGGTCCTATATCACCTTGTGCTCCTTGAGGTCCAATTGAACCTTGAGGTCCTATAGAACCCTGAGGACCTATATCACCTTGTGCTCCTTGAGGTCCTTGAGGTCCTTGAAATCCTTGTGGACCAATAGGTCCTTGAGGACCTTGAAGACCTTGAAATCCTTGAGGTCCAAGAGGTCCTGAAGCATATGCCCAAGTAAACCCTAATCCTGGTCCAAGAGATGTTAATACTTCTGCATATGTACCAGTTATACCATCTCTATTAACAATGTCTGCACTAATTCTTACATTAGCATTAATATCTACTGGATAAGCTGGCTGAGTATTAGCAATCCCCAGATTTCCACTACTTGGAACAAAAACTAAAGATGATGGTGCAATTTCAAAAGAAGTTAAAGCAGCACCAGCTCTTTCGCTAGTAAATCCTAAATATCTTACTCTAGAATCAGTGGGTTCTAATATAGGAGGGTTGGAAATTGTAATAGTGGCAATGCCAATAGCTGCATCAGCAGTTGCTACTACACCAAGACCAACAAAATTCAGTTGAGAAATAGAACCTGCAACACCTACAATGGTTCCTTCATCTCTAACTGTAATACCTTGAGAAAATACTGCAGGTGGAACAGGAATCCAATATCTTTGGGGATATCCAGGAACACTTACAGGAAAATATTGCGTTCCAATAGGTACATTACCATCGCCAGGAGGTTGTCCTAAGTTAGGCTCAGCATCAGCAATCCTTAAAAAATCGTATCTACTTGCTGGTAGTTTTGCTGCTGGAGTTGTTGGTACTCTTCTACTTAAATACTTAGCCATACTTGGGTTCCACTATCCCCCTATATAAGGTTATTTATCACTGATTAAGAGTCTCCAAAATACTAACTGTATACTTTAAAGTATTTGGAGTTGTTGACGAAACACCAACCATTCTAATGCTATCTGTTTTTAAAGCAGTTTTCTCTAAAACTAATCTACCATCCAACAAAATCAAGGCATCATTATCTGGAACTAATCCTCCCACAATGAGTTCTGTAGTTCCTGTAGTGATGCCAGATTGACCTCTTGTTTCTCTCTGATGAACAAAAGTAACCGTTCCAACCCCAACACCAGTGTTTGCTACTTGTGCATACAAAACAATGCTGGTGTAACCAGTTTTAGTTCTATAGATTTCTGTATCAGTAGTGCTTACTACTCCCACTACTGTTTTATATTGATTTAAAGGTTGTAAAGCCATAATTGGTTATTGTTGAAGGGCAATAATTAATGGGGTAACTTCTGCTTGTAAGCTCTTACTAAATGCCTGACCACTGATAGTTCCAGTATTTTGATTGATTGTAATACCTTTGCTAATTCTAAAGTCTCCACTTTGGTCTGTGCTAGTAAATGGAACTTTTCCTCCATTTGTAGCGATCACCTGATTATCATCTATAGGAACAGCACCTTTAGATGGAACAGCTTGAGTTATAGTAGTTCCTGTTCCTATATATTCAAATGTAATAGAACTGGCAATAATTTTACTGGATTGGAAGAAATGAACAGTAGAACCAGCACTTACAGGATATGTAATAAACTCATCAAATGTTACTGTTGTTGTACCACCAATAGAAACAGGTGTTGAGACAACTGGATTGAAGTAATATTTTTCCATTACTGCACTTGCTTGTGCATTAGTTCCAGAACCAGGAGGAGGAGAAATAGTTACTGTTGGTGGTGTTACTGTATATCCAGTTCCAGAAACGAGGATGGAAACATTGTTAATTGTGCCATCATCATTAATATCTGATTCAAAAACTGCAGCTTCTGCAGGAATAAAGAAATCACTATCTGGAGGTAAATCAATTGTAACCTCTACTGGAACATTAGGGTCATATCCTATACCAGGAAAATCAATATTAATTCTACTGATAAAGTAATATTGAGTATCAATAATTGCAACTTGACCATCATAAGGTCTTTGACCTTTTGGAAGTTCTAATGCTGGAGCAGCAGAAGTTCCAATCCCAACAATACTTGTAATAATACCCGCTTTACTGGTGATGAAAGGTTTAACCAAAGGTGAGTATGTCTTTGTTAAATCAATAGTTTGAGCAACTGAACCAACACCACTTTGATAACTATTTGGTAAAATTAAGTTGTTGGCAACATATGTGGAAATACCAGCAATATAATTGACTATGGCAACTTCACCATCTTTTACATATCCAGTACTAAATCCTGTTGGTGGGGGAACAGTTTCATTGAGATATGTAAGTGTTCCACCTACTGAATCTCTATATGCTAATCCTGCATTGATTGAATTTGCATTTCCAAGAGTTAGAATATCAGAACAAATAGATTCTATAATAATCTGACCATCTCTAATGCACTTAGACCTACCAACAGTTGAACCACCATAATCAAAGTTTGGACCATTTGCACCATAAGGACCAGAAGTGCTAGTAAGAAATCCTACTGCTTCTGTTGCAATAAATTCTTTGTTTTCTCTCAATAATTCAACAGTATCAATAAACTCTTGAGATGCACCTACTCCAACATTGATGACTAAACTATCAACATTTTCTGCAGTTGGAGTTTCTAAAACTGTTCCAATATATTGAAGTGGCGTAACACCATCAGAAACTAATCCAAAATTACCAAATGAGGAGTTTGAGTTATTAAGGTCACAAACACCACCACTGTCACAATATACTGCAATGTCACAGCAAATAGTAAAGAGTGAAACTAACTGAGCATATCCAAAATTAGTAATGGAAACTCCAATACCACCTTGATTATATTGAGTAAAAGCATCAAGAACCATTGATTTGAAACCACCAGCTCTATTACCATCAATTCTCATTCCAACGCTATTTGGAACAAAGTTTGTACAGTTCTGTACATATGGAGACTGCCAATCTTCTTCTGTTCCATTAGCATATCCATTACCCTGTGTTGGGAATGAAACTATTGCATTTGGATTTGCTGGACCAACAAATGATTGACCAGAAATATAACAACCTCTTCTAACATGATACAAATCAGTTTGTCCTGATGTTGTAACCAATACTCTTCTCAAATCTTCTCCAACAATAGCAACTCTCTCTGGGACCTGAATAGGACCATCTTCAGTATAAAGTCCAGCAAATACTTTGATTGTGTCTCCAGGATGTGCAACTGAACATGCTTTTTTGATGGTCAAGAATGCATCACCAGGACTTCTACCAAAGTTATCATCATCACCAAACTTGTTTACAAAATACTGATTTCCAATTCTTGCGCCAGGAGGATTCCAAACTGCCTTACCATTTCCATCAGATGCTAAAACGGAATAAGCAAATCCTACATTATTGTTAGCATCTAATACTTCTCCTCTGATTCTGATATCACCAGCAACATCTAATGTGCTTGTTGCAATTTCAGTACCAATACCAACTAAAGGTTTGATAGTTTTGACACCACCACTTGAAGTGGTTGTAGTGCTGATTGCAAAGTTTGCTGCCTTTACAATTGTCCCACCAATACCTACATCAAGTAATGCTGTTGTGGTGATTCCAGTGACATTCAGATTGCCAATGGTTGATATTCCTACTGTTTCTTCTTGAATATTAGCAGTAGATACTGTAGATAATCCTACACGTTCTTGCGAAATAGAAGCAATACCAATAGTGGCAATGCCAGCATAAACTTGACTAATTGTGGCAAGTCCAGTAACTCTTGCATTACCAAAAACATCTAACTTATAAAAAGGTGTAAGAGTTCCTACACCAACAGAACCAATTCCTGTAACTACAACTGATTGTGATGCAGCAACTCCAACCTGAACAACTTGAGTTGGGTTTGTTGTACCAATACCGATATTATTCTGAATATATGCAGAACCTATTACATCAAGTTGCTGATAATTTAAATTTGTTCCAATAGCAACTGCAGTTTGCGCATAAACAGAATCACTTGCATTTATATCTCCTACTACATCAAGAGGATAGTTTGCTGTTGTTTTACCAATAGCAACTCTTTTAGAAGCACCATCAGCATATAATGCTTCAGACCCTACTCCTATTCCTTTCTTAACTACAAAATATCTATCTTGTGAAGCCATCGGGTTCCCTATCCCCCTTTTATAAGATTATTTATATTAATACCCTATTGCAATCCAATTATAAGTGGTTGTTGTATTTTCAAACCAACTAACTAATGTAAAATTATTTAAGGTAAAATTAGTAACTCCCCAATGATCCCTTCTATCGCCATTAGCAGTATTACCAGTAGTTGGTGTTGCTACAATAGAAAATACTGCAGTAGTAAATGGTGTAGCAAATGTTTGAACTTCTGATGCTTGCCCCAATGATGATGATACTCCCCATTGAATAATCAATCCTCCAGGCATTATTTGATACCCAGAAGTTCCAACAAAGTCTTGGTTAATTCCAGTGAAATTGGTAGTATAAACACCATTAGTTACAGTGCCTGCATTACCAGTAACATTACCAGTTACATTTCCTGTAAGATTTCCTGTAACATTACCAGTCACATTTCCTGTAACATTACCAGTTACATTTCCTGTAACATTGCCAGTTACATCACCAGTTACAGCACCAGTTACATTTACACTACCACAAACATTTAAGTTTTTAGCAACACCAACACCACCTTCAACAACCAAAGCACCAGTATCACAAGAATTTGATTCTGTGGCGTTAGTGATTGATGTAATGCCAGTAATAGTTAAATCTCTTATCTCTTGGAATGCAGTAGATGAATCAATTTCTTCATTAACAATAAGTTTATTGACAGTCAATACATCAAAATCAGAAACTACTGTTTCCTCTACGGTTCCTGCCCCTACTATTTCATTACCAGATGCTGCATTAAACTTTTTCTTACCAATAAAGAACTCACCATTACTATTCATACCAGTGTAAACTACCAAACCACCTCTGTTCGAAAGTGATTGTGAATTAAGAACTTCTTCATCACTCAAGACTTTAGTCTGATTGCTTGGCATTGCAGTTGAATAGTTTCCTGGACCAAATCCAGTATATTCAAAGGTGTGGCTAGATGCTCTTAAAATAGAAGGTCTTCTAATTTCTACTGCAGGGATGAAAATAGTTTGGAAAGATGTATTATCAGGATGTGCTACTGCCTGTGTTCCAAACAGAGCTCTTTTTACTGTAATTGAGCTACCAGTAATTCTGGTAATTAACATTATTTCACTTAAAACTTCAATAAAGTCACCTTTCTTCAATCCTTGAACATTATCTACAGTGAATGATGAAGCAGAGGTAGAAACATCTTGTCCCAATCTACTCTTATATCCAGCATATGTTGTAAATTGTCTTACATTTAAGTTTTCATTAAGTGCATTAGTATCCCTCAATGTTGGAATCAATCCAATCAAATAAGACCTATCTGCTCCAGTGATGTTTCCTTGTACTGTAAAAGTATTAACCCCAACTACAGTTGTTACTGTGCAGATGCCAACATTAATGTTATTGAAAACAATTTTATTTCCAGGAGCAAATGGATGTGGAGTTAAGGTAGATGTGGTAATGGTACTGATTCCAGTTGTGGCACTATAAGAAACTGAATCAATTGGGAACCCTTGACCAGAAAGAACAATAACTGCATTTGTAGTTGCTTCTGTTGCACCTAAAGTATTTGCAAATGTGATTGTATTAGCAGTAACTGATGAAATAATAAATGGCCCATTATTTCCTGTATTTGTTGCTCCAAAAATCTGAATCAAATCAGAATCATTTGCATCAAAATTCAATCCAACATTGGAAGGAATTGTGACAGTTGTGGCATTAGTTGAACCTGGAATACCCTTTACTGATAAAGTATCTCCAATAGTATATCCAGAACCTGAGTTTGCAATTTCCAGAGAACTTGAAATTACGCTACCACCAGAGTTAACTTCTAAATTAATTGTAGCATTAGAACCTGTTCCTCCACAAAGAGGAAGGTCATAATATTTTCCTTGCAAATATCCAGAACCTAAAATAGTTCCAGTGACTCTTCTGATTCCTCCCAATCCATGATTTTGTTCAGTTGTAATGGTTACATTACTTCCAGACTTAACAAATCCTGTAATTTTTTGACCAAAATTAAAATCTTTTAAGAATTCAATTGCAGTTTCTTTAGTAGAACTGTAGTATGGGTCACTAATATCTACAGTTCCTATAGTTTTTCTTGATGCAACAGTGGTTGTTGATTCAGGGTCAACTATGAGATTATCAAAATCTGTTTTTGGATAAACATTATTTAAACTTTGACCAAACTTATAATCTGAGGTATTGAAAGGAGAAACTGTAGGGGTATTTTTAAATGTATCTAATGTAATGTGATAAACACCATCAGTAGAACCTTGAGTATATTTTTGTATTTCCTTTATTTCATAAGAAGTATGATGATTACTAATTTGATTGCAAGTAAAATATGGAAGATTTCCTCTATCTGTCTCATAAACTGTATAGGGAGGAATTCTTGTTACTTGATTACAATCACGATCATTTAACCAAGTGGCAACTGTTGATACTCCAACAGTGATTGTTCCTGGATTTCTTGAAATTGAATATGTAAATGATATATCATTTGGAACACTTGCTACTTCAAAACTTCCATTGAATCCAGTCCCAGTTCCAATTCCAATTGGAGCAGGTTCATTAGAACTCTTGAGGTTGTAAATACTGATTTTATTACCAGTTCTAAGTCCATGTGGATTTTTGGTAGTTACTGTTACAGTTCCACCTGTATAAGAAGCATCAACAATAACATTTTTATTTCTGATTGATGTTAATTCTCCTCCAGATGATGCTTGTAATCCAGAATCAGTTGAAGTTGGATAAGATGAATTGAGTGGATACCCAGATTTTTCAAATACAAATCCTGAAGATGGGACTGCAGCATTTGAAGATTCTTTTGGAACTACATATCTAACTCTATATGTTTTATCCTCATCAAGTCTTGTATCAATAATTCTCTTCAGGTATAAAGTTGGAGAAATATCTTGTGTTATAATATTAGAAACAAAAGTTGGAGAACTTGCACTTGTAGTAATGCCAATGTACCAATTTTTATTTGTATTATCCCATTGAACAGGGCTTCCAACACTTCCAGAAGACAAATCTGAAACTTTACTTAATACAGACAAATTACCTGAAGTCAATCCAACTGTATTTTTGATATCTACTGCTGTTACGCCACTACTTGTAACATCAGAGGTACAATTTTCTAAGTTTTCATAAATTCTAACAATGTTACCTGAAACTATTCTTGCAAAATATGTCTGGTCATACTCAATACCATCAGGCAAGAGAGCATTTTTAGAAACAACTTTTACAGGTGCTCCTGTGCTTATTCCAGATACACTTGATAATGTTAAGGTATTGTTTCCAGTATCAATAGTGGTTACATTAGGTTTTACTTGATAGTTTGGAGTAATATCTGCAAAATACTCTGTCCCAAAGTAATTGTAATAGATTTTATCATTTTCCCTACCACCAATAGAGTATCCTCTAACTTTTGCATTTGGAGGAGTTAGGACATCATCAAACCCTCTCAAATAAATTTTAGTATTTGAATTTGGAAGGTTACTATCAACACCATAAGTATTGATGTTTCTTTCTTCCATTGAAACATCTTTTGGTGGGATAATGTGCGTGACAAATCCATAATCATCTTTTGGAAATGCCTCTGCCTTGAATCCCTCTGAAATTAATGCTCTTTGTCCAAAGTTGCTATTTGAGTTTGTGATGCTCTGGTCTCCACCAGTATCTGCAACAAACTGATTTGCATAACCAATAGCGAAGATAGAAACGCACTGAATGAAAGAATCATTAGATGCCTTGATATGGAAACTTGCCCAATCTGGTTTGTAAACTGAATCTATTTGTTGATGTAAGAATTCACTTACCCCAAAACTTGTCTGATCTAAATATCCACCAGTAACATCATCATACTTTACAAATGCCCTATCATCTTTTTGCAGTGAAATTCCAGTGAACTGGGCAGTCACCATTGACCTAAATCCAGTTGCCTTAGAACCATCAGCATGAAGTCCACTCATACCATAAACTGACTTCAAACTACAGTTGAAGATGTATGGTGATGATGAAGTGGTTGTGTCGGAAATAACTTTAACTGCTGCACCATCAGAACTTGGATTTAAAGTTGCAGTTGGAATTGCTTGAGTTAAGTAAGTAAATGTTTTTGAATCTATGACTTGAGCAACAATAAAGTTGCCATTGTATTCAGTTGTTGTTGGACTTCCCTCTGCTATTCCAACGCCAGAAATCAAAATAGGAGACAATGGAGTCAATCCGTGCTCTGTTTCAGTAACTACAGTAATAACATTGGTTCCAGTTACGCCATCACCAGATTTTACTGAACCTGCTACTGGATTAATATTAATAGAACCTACACCAAGTTCACCAACAATTCTATATTCATCAATATTAGGTTGGAAGTTAGCATATCCATCAATGACATTTCGTCCTGATTGCTGACCAAATCCCAGTGAAAGTTTATAATAATACATTTCAAGGTCAGTACGACCAAGATTTGTACTGTTCTTAACTACATCATTGACACCATCAGCATACTCAAATGCAGTTAATTTGTGGTGGGAAAATGCAGGAGTTACTGTGTTTGTTGCATAAGTATTATAAACTTTACCCAGTGGATCGCCATCAAAAATACTAAATCCAAAGAAATAACAAGAACCAGTCAATCTAAAGATTGATGTTTTTTCTATACCACTATTTCCTGGATCTGGAACAAATAATGGTCTAATTTTTGTTTTTCTTAAATCAGTTGCTACTAAAGAAGTTCCTTTTGGTAAAATTACACCACCATTTACGCTATTGTAAATATAAAGTTCATTAGTTGGGTCAGTAGCATCAAAATTACTTAAGATATTAAATTCAGAAATAGTTACAGTTGAATTATTAACATCTTTTAAAATATTGCTTGCATCAACATAATATCCAGGTCTATTATCAATGTAATGAGTACCTGGAGAAATGATGATTGTGGTTTGGTCAAACAAATCATTATTTGACCCAGCAACATAAGAAAATCTTGCTGCCTCTAAGAGTGCCCTTTGAATAGTTTTAAATGGGCGTAATCTTGAGTTACCTCTATTTTCAATAGAATCAGTTGAATCTAATTCATTGGGGTCAACATATAATGTATTACCATTAAGATTTTTAAGAAAGTTCTCTAATCTCGCTAAGGGCATTGCAGATTATCCTGTTGTTATACTTCTCTTGTCTTATTTATCAATAAATAGGATTACTCATAATTGATTGAATAATGGCAATTAGCACACAAACTGAGGCACTTATTGAATTATATAACCAAAAAAATTCTTTAGATTCACAACAATTATCTCAGGTTGCTTTAGTTCAAGGTGGATATAATATAAAAACTGGAATTGGTACTACAGAACAAATCAAAATTTGGGGCGTTAATGAAGTTATAGCAAACTATGACACCCCTATTGAAAAATTAGATGATAAAATTGTAGAAATCAATAATCAAATTAATACATTACAATTACAGTTGTTGTCTCTTGGACAAGAAGCAAACCTTATTGGTTGTGGCGTAGACCCTTTGTCGTTTCTTTTTTATAGTTTTGCTACAGTATTATTCCTTTTATTTTCTGGAAGAAGTGATTTGTTTAGTGGGATTCTCCCAGAAGACATAGTTGTAGTTTATAAAGATACCTTAAGATACAGAGGATACACATATCTTTCCCCCAATCCATTTGAAACTATCAATGGAACATTAGTCAGTGTTGCATCTTCGGATTCCCAATCTGCTACTGCATTAGTATCAAATGGAAGAGTTACATCAATTTCTGTAGTCAATGCTGGAAAAGGTTATGTTTCTGCACCATCAGTAACTATTGCCTCACCACTAATACAATCTGCTGTTGGTGTTGCAACCACTGGTGCTCCTGGAATAGTAACTGCAATAAATGTATCTAATGCAGGATATGGTTACACTCAAGCACCTTCAGTTTCTATTCAACCTCCAACCGTAATAGGACCTGGAATAGGAACCACAGCAACTGCAACTGCATATGTATCTGTTGGCGTAGTAACTGGATTTGAAGTAACTAATCCTGGATATGGTTATACATTTACTCCAACTGTTACACTATCCTCTGTTGGATTTGGAACTACTGCAACTGCAACATCTACAATTGATAGTAATGGAAGACTTCAATCCATTACTGTTGTAAATCCAGGTTCAAATTACATAACTACACCAATTGTATATGTAGGTACTCCAGGAGATACTGCTGGTCTTGGAACAGAAACTTATGTAGATTCAGTGTCTATTGGCATCTACATAGACCCAATTGGAACTTGTATTGGATTATCTTGCGATTCAGGAACTTGTACTGGTTATGCTACATCTATTTCAAACCTAAATTCACAAATTACAACTTTAAGAACACAAAGAAATAATTTAATCACAAAAGTAAATATATTAAAAGCAGGAAAATCTGGATATGAATTACAGAATTATGCTTACAATGAATCAACTGCACAACTGAATCAATCTATTGCAGTCAATAATGCTTTATTAAGTTTCTTCCAAGACCCTGCAAATGATGAATGGTTGTAAAAACCCTACAGGCAATTTTTGCCTGGAGTTTTTTCGAGGGGATTTTTGAAATAAAAAGTCAATTTTGAAATAGGAGCAGGGAGGGTCGAACTCCCACGGTCTTAAGACCAACAGATTTTAAGTCTGGTGCGGCTACCAATTACGCCATGCTCCCAAAGTGGAGAGAAAGAATCCTCTCCAGCACTTCCTTCACACCTTGATATTATACCACACTGCCACCACCAAGTCAACCCTCATAAACCAACTCACCACGAAGTTCTGCCAGTTTTGCTTGGGCAAATGCTTCAACGCAAGTCCAATAGGTTTCACCACTTACAAGATTGCCATCAGTGAAATGGGCAGCAGTATCTTCTTGAAGTCCTTTCAGTTCATCCAGTTGGTCACGGTTGATTTGCATTTGATTACAGGGGTTGCTTACCTATCCATCATAGCATCAAGAGCAGCACTCTGCAAGTTTGGTGGACAGTTCCTGAACTGTCTGCTTGAGGGAATTGATCTGTTCTTGTTGTTCTTTAATCGCCTCTACAAGAACAGCAGTTAAGTTTTGATAATGAACTAATTTAGTTTTTTCTGAATTTTCATCTACAAGTTCTGGAATTACTTGTTCTACTTGTTGTGCAATTAATCCATATTCGTGCTTTTCATAATCAGTCCTATCATATTCCATACCTTGCAACTTCAAAACTTTATCTAAAGAATTTTGAAGAGGTTTTATATTTACTTTAAATTTAATGTCTGATACTGTTTGTATAGGTACTCCATTTAACTTCCAACTTCCAAGAAGATTGCCATTTGGAGAACTATGCTTTGCAGTAGGAGTTGCATTGTCTTGTTTTGGTTCTGCATTTGCTTGCCCACCAACACCAGTTTTAAATCCAAGCAAATTACTAAGACCAGTAATAGATTGTAGTCCTATACCATTATACAAACCAATTTGATTTGTCAGTGCTACAAAATTATTAATACCATTAACTTGTTGTGAAAATGGCACAGTTGGATCTAAAGATGGCCAAATATCTACAGCAGCAATAGCAGGAGCAAGAGCTGTCCCAACCTGAATTGATTCAGTTTCTATGGTATTAATGTTTGCCATGTTTAATATCCAAATACATTAGTAGCTAAAGTTTGAACAACTTGCAAAAGATTTTTAGGGCATAATGATAACTTTGGTTCCACAATGGAAACTCCTGCACTTGAATTTATATAGATTGGTCCAGGAGAACGAAGTAACATTTTAACTTTTGCACCAATTGCAACAGTTCCACCATCAATTTTTATATTATCTGCTTGCAATTGTAAATTTTTAGTTGCTCTAATGACAAAAGTTTCATCATGTGCAGTTGATTCAAACCTTATTTCTCTTGCAGCAAGTGTTATAGCTCCTGTAGGACCAGCAGATATGTGAATATTGCTATCAGCATTAATAAACAATCCATCATCAGATCTACTGACAATAGAATCTTCCTTATTTGAACCAGAAGTCCCACTTTTTTGACTTTGTATTTGAAATCCACCATCACTAAAAAGTTTTAGTGCTGCATTAGATGCAGAATGAAGTTCTATTTGCCTTGTTCTTTGAGTCCCTTTGTCCTCACCTATAAAAATACTTCCATAATCAGCATTATTAATTACATATCCTGAAGGATGTTGATAATCAGCCATGATTTTCTGCACAAAGGATTACTCTTTGAACCTTTTCTCTATTAGTTTCTGAAGTCACAGGTTCAATTGGTTTGAATGATAATATTGGTTTCAAGATTGCCCCTTCACCACTCTCAGTATTTATTGAAAGTTCTGGAAGAACCCTAATTGCAGTACCTGGATTTACAATATTAACATCTATAATTCTTCCTCTATCATCTACTACTGGATAAATCTCAACATCACTACTACAAGTAATGTTTGTGATTACATCTGTTGGTTTATATCCAATTCCATTTCTAATAATAGCAACCCCAACAATAGATCCAACAACTTCAGACCCAGATGATGTGACTGGATTTACATCACAAGGATCTTTATCTGTCTTTATTGGTCCTAAGTATCCTGAACCAGGATTAGTAACTATTACTTGAGTTATTGTTCCACCAGATCCAACTGTTGCAGTTGCTTGAGCACCTAATCCATTATTACAAGCATCTTGAATGGAAACATATGGTGCTTGGGAATATCCAGAACCTGGATTGATGATGTTAACGCCAATAAGTTGATTGAATGAATCAATAATTGCTTCTCCAGCAGCTTCAGAACCACCTCCACCAAAGAAGATTATTTCTGGTGGACCACAATCAAGTGCTGCTATGTTACAATCTAATGGAATTGAACCAGACAATTCTGGAGGAATTGTTGCTGCATCACCACCAAGTCCATTTATTAAATTAGTGGCAGACTGAGATGCATTAGCAATAGCATTAGATGGGTAATTTAAAGCATTTTGAAAATCTGATACAGATTCTGGTGGAATCCATCCTACGGAAAGAGAATAATCATATACCACCTTACACTCAACACTATCACAAGTAAGAAAATTAACTGTTGCATCAAGATAAGATAATGCTTGAGAAATGTATCCATTAATAGACCCAATAACACCACCAACTTCTGTGGTAAATTCTTGTATTGCAGGACCTATTGTATCATTAATTGTCGATGTTACTGAAGATAATGTGCTGCCAACCAATGCTTCTACTGCACAAAGAGGAACACTAATTGCAGAGTCTGCAAGTTGCAATAAAAATTCAGTAAAAAATTCTGCAAGTTGTTTAATTGTTTTCAAAAATGCACACTGAATAGCATCAACTACTTTATCAGTGGCGAGTTGTTTGAAAAGTTTAATATCCTTTGGTAATAATCTACCTATAATTTGTTCCAGTTGAGCATAAATTTGACCTAAGACTAAATTTTTTGCTCTTAAAATAAATCTACTAAACAAATCAGTCAATACAATTGTCACTTGTCCAACAAGTGCTGGTATATTACTTATTGCATTTAAAGCTGGATTGATAAAACCATTTGTAATTTGTTGTGCTGTTAATAAAAATTGTTTAAGTGCTTTTACTATTTTTCCAAACGTACTATCTGATCTATCACAGGTTTGAACATTAGAAACAACTACTGTTCCTGCTTTACCTCCAATATCAGTTTTATCTGATCCTGTTGTATTTACTGACCCATCTTCTGTTACTACTTGATTACTTGGATCTGGAACATTAGTGGCTTTAGTATTTGGATTTGTTGCACTTCCAGTCTTTGAATTTACATTATTTTCATTAAAAGCAGAAGTTTTTCTTTGAAATGTATTAAATTTATCTGTTCCTTGTTCAAAAGTATTTGTATGGTCTACATCATATCCAGAAAATAAACCTCCTATGATAACTGGTTGTTGAGCATTATCACCATCCAGAAAAAAACCTATAACTGTTTCTCCTCCATTGGGAATTGTCCCACCAGTATTTCCACCATTTCCACATCCCATATTCAATGGAACAAGAACATGTGCCCAAGGAAGTTCATCATCATGTATGACACTTTGAAGATCTGGGTGATAACCCATAATTCTAACTTTGGCTTTATATCCTCCACCAATGTTAGAGTCTTGAATTTTTCCATAGTCTGTAACTTTACCAATGAACCATCTAAAGGATTCTTTACCTAAAAAGTTGGGACTAATTAGGGATTGCTCAAGCATCATAAGTCGTATACCTTACATTCTAAAGCATCTGGATTTTCATCACAAAATAATTCCAAAGAAGTTGGGTCATGATCATCTTCTGGATGATTAACATGATACTTCTTCAAAGACTCTAACTCTTCTTCTACGTGTCTACGTCTTTGAGATGAAAGCATAGGATTACTTAGTTCATCTATGTCTTTTTGGATATGATCGTTGATGTTAGACATTTTGTTTGACTCCATAAGAATCCCTAATTAACTTAAGTCCAGTGTATCCTTTATTTTGCGAAAATACATGGGATAATTCTTTAATCAAATAGAATCCAGATTTATTATCATCTCTAACTTTATCAGTTCCAACTTTAATTTCTGGAAATTCTAACTTAATTAAATCACCAACAGTCAATTTTAAATTTAAGGGGATTGTTATATTTAACTTTTGAGAAAATGCAAGATTGTATCTTGCCAATGAAGCTGCCTGATATAAAGTAGTTTTATCTTCATTAGGATTATTTATTGCAGCAGTATTAGAATCTTCAAGTATTGCTGGGTCTGCATTAAAATTATCTAAAGTTCTTACCATAACTCTTGATGGATTTTTATCGAGGTCTAAAGGAACTTGAGGTTTTTTATTTGACCCTGATGTATGCTCCATCAAATCATAACTACTGTTTAAAGAGTAATCATATTCATAAAATTTTCTTGAATTAATATCAAAGAAGTAACTTTTACTTGCATACATTCCTATCCTCAAGTTTTCCATAATATTTACGTTCTTTTCAAAAGTTGGAGTGTTCTGAATTAAAAAATTAGAATCATAACTTGCAGGATTTCCAACTGGATTGTATCTGTATGTCACATATGGTTTTGTATTTGTTGTCCCCAACACATATCCACTGATTAAAGAATCTAAACTTTTAAAATTAAATCCATTTTTATTTTGATAAAAAAGAAATCCTGCAGTCCCTTCAGTTGGACTGGACTTATTTTTTCCTGGTATAGATTTAGGACACAACCAAGTTACAACAGTAAAAGGTCTTTTTGTATTTCCATAAAAGACATAATCATTTTGAGTTTGTTCTATGTTATTTTGATCATAATTATTAGTTTTTAATACATCTTTTAAAATTTGATTTACACTATTGCCAATATTACCTTTATACTTTCTAACCACTCTTGAAGTTTCATTCTGAAAAACTTCAGCAGGACATAACTCTACAATAAATGCTTCTCTTGTATACTCTGTAGTTGAAGCATAGATTTTGTAAATGTAATAGTTAGTCTTATTACTATCTTCCTTTAAAGAAATAGATTCCCCTGTAGCAGTTTGATCTATAATTAATCTAACTCTCTCTCCACCTTTAAGTCCATTTTGTCCTGATGTTCTTCCATCAATCAACGAAGATAACTTACCATCAGTGTCTACAAGTAATACTGTAAGAAAAATAGATGGCGAAAACAAGTCTTCATAATATTGAACAGCACTCACATAAGGAGTCATATTATAAAACTTAGTATCATCCTGTGACTCAATCAAAAACTCTCTAAGTTTCCAATTAAAATATGAACTTGTATCTTCCATGCTATACAGTATTAAGAAGGACTCTCTTATAGAAACTATTTAACAACTGTTGCTCTGATGGACCTGTCATCATCATAGGAACATCTTCAGATGGCATAGGTTGTTGTTGTGGTTGTGACACAGGATAAAATGCCGTGACTTGTTGTTGACTTCCTTGTTGATATGGAAGAAAACTTCCAACAGGTCTTGGTGTTCGTGGTGGAGGTGTAATTGAAGGAGGTCTACGTGGAGCAGGAGGTTGTTGTCTTTCTAATAGTGAAGCAGCATCAGATTGTCCAATTGCTCTCAATTGTGCTGCAGTGCTTGGTCTGGAACCAGGAGGTTGTGGTTGTGTTGATTGTTGCTTAACTCTTACATCGCCACCAAATCTAAAAATTCTTGGTGCTATTGCAGTTGGATCAATTCTTCCTGAACCATTTTCATATTCAAAATGCAAATGCGCTCCTGTAGAGTTTCCAGATCCTGGAGCACCAGGAGCACCACCAACTTTTCCTATTACTTGTCCAGGAGAAACTTGAGTTCCTGCTGCAACATTTATTTGACTTAGGTGTGCATACCTACTTATAGACCCATCTTGATGTCTAATCTCAACTACTGCTCCCCATCCACTGGGGTCATAATTCATATCTGCAACAGTTACAGTTCCTGGTTGTATGATACTGATTGGAGTGCCAACTGATCTATTATAATCGTTCCCCTTGTGTAGTCTTCCTCCTCTTGGGCCATAAGCAGAATCTGGTCTTCCTGGAACTTCTCCTCCAGTTGCTTCTAAATCTTGAAGGGATTCACCAGTAGTTAATCCTCTATTTCCAGTTTCAATAACTCCAGACTGTTCCCCACCCATTCCCATACCACCTTTAAATCCTTTAACAAATTCTTCAAATTTATTAACTGCCTTTTCATAACCATTCAAAGTTTTTCTAAAGGTAAGTGCTCCACCTTCTTCCTTCTTACCCTCAACTGCTTGTTTTTGTTTTTCTGTTTGTTGTTTTAACCTATTTTGCTGAGATTTATTTGCCAGTGCTTCTTTTTCACTTGAGCCACTTAAATCACGAACAAGATTAGTTACATCTAATGCAAATGATGCAATAGAAAGTAATCCAGCAACTGGCAATCCAATTCCAGTAGCAGCAGATGCAGCAGCAAGTGCATCTAAAGTTGCTGATGTTCCTGCTATTTTAGCTCCTGTGTAATCACCTTCACTTGTTCTCAATCCTGCATCAATAGCCCCAACTGCAGCACCAACGCCTGGAATAATTGCTTTACCAAATCTACCAAATGCTTTTCCAACTTTTGAGGTGTCTGCCCCATACTTTGCCATTTGCTCTGGACCACCACGAGAAAATGCCCCTGTAGGAGAAATAGTTCCTCTACGAATTAATCTTGCCCTATCACCAATATTTGCACTACCTTGAATGAATCTTGCTTGTGATGCATTTAATCTACTTATAGACCCTGGTTTTAATGGTTTGGGAGGAGTAACTCCTACTTCAGGACCAACACCTCCTCCTCTTCCCCCTCTACCCATCAAAGCACCAGCACCAAATCCCAACAGTGAAGGTCCAAGAGTTAATCCTGCTGCAACTAAACCAGAAGCTAATGCCCCACCCCAATCACCTTTAGAACCTTTTTGAACTGCTTTAAATGCTGCAAGTGCTCCTATTGCTTTGAGAGGATCATCAGCAGATCCTGGCGTAAAAAAGTTTCCAACATACTTTTTAATGTCTGGTAACTTAACTTTTACTCTTTGTTTTTTACGAAATGATCTATCATTTTGTTTCTGAATAGTTTCTAATCGTTTTTTATATCTGTTTAATACTGAAAGTTGGGTTTTCTTTTGGTAACTTCCCTTTTCAAAAACCTTTCTAAGTTTAGTAGAAGACTTTCTAGCTTCAGTAGAAACCTCAACAAGATTATTAAACTTCGTAATCTTTGCTACTATTCTTGGTTTTACAACTGGTCTGTTAAGAAGTAATGTTGGGTCCATTTATCAAACAATCTGATAGATTAGTTTAGAATACAAAGCCAAGAAGTTTTCAGGATAAGTAGTATCTATTGATGGAACAGTATCATTTCCTCCAGAAACTGCAGATGCTTGGGAAGATTGTTGTTGAGTTGGTAAAGGAAGAACTGTAACTTGTGTTTGTGGTGCTCTTGGAGCAGCAGTTGCTGCAGATCTTGGTGCTGGTGCAACAGGACTTATTGGTGGTGTTACAGTTCCAGGAGATGATATTTGCCCTAAGAAAGTTTGAAATCTTCTATAAAAATCTGATGTATGAACATTTTCTTGAGATCCTCCAGGAAGAGATGGCCAAACTCCTTTTAATTTATTCACTACTTCATTGATTTTACCTGACCTAATTAAATTAACTATTTCCTGTTCTCCTCCAGAAAAAAGACCGGCAAGATATGCTCTATTAATTTTGTATTGATTTTCTTGATTATACAATGCTGTTGATGGATCTAACCCTGCTGCTATAGCTCTTTCTCTCAAGTAATAAGACATTTGCTGCATGTTGCCCATAGCCCCTGAGGTTTTACCTTGTGCTCTGAATGATTCAACTTTTGATATGGCTTCATCAATAGTCATTTGAGACAAACCAGGCATAGGACCTATTTTATTAACTGATTCTAATCCACCTTCTGCTCCAGAAATTGCTGACATCAAAGCATTAATTTCTCCAGGGGCAGGTCCTGACATAATTTGACCAGGAGGGGGAGGAGCACCCCCACCTCCTCCACCTCCTCTCCCACCTGTTTTTTGAGGTTGCCTGTCTTGTTCTTTTTGTTTGCCTAATAAAAAGTCAAGTGCTGCTTCAAATTTTTTGTTTAATTTTTCGAATCTCCTCAAATCATCTTGTGGAATTGGAACTAAATTTCCAGGTTCTACTGATGCTTTTTGTTGTTGTGTAAGTTCTTCTAATCTTTGTTGTGATTGATCTTCTTGTGGTCTATTGAAGATACTACTTGCTAATGCAATTCCTCCACCAACAAGTGCAGCTCTTCCACCAAATTTACCCAATCTTCCAAGTGCTCCCCCTGCTCCAGCTGCTGCAGGAGCTGCTGATGCTGCTGCTCTTGTTGCTGCCCCACCTCCAAATAACTTCCCAACCAAAGATGTTGCTACTGCACCAGCAATTCCAGCACCAATAGCAGGAAGATATGTTAATCCTATTCCAAGAAGTGGTCCAATAATTTTAGATGGGTCTCCAGATAAAATCCCCTGCATCAAATTAAACATAGAGAGTGCTCTGATAGCACCTCCAGCACCACTAAAGAATGACCCTACATATTTTTTAACTGCACCAAGAACATCAGATTTCTTATCTCCTAACTCTTTCTTACCAAATAATCTACCTCTATTTGCAACTCTTTTTCTAAAATCTTCTATTTCTTTTTTATTTGTATCTTGAGTTTCTTTATAATCTTGAAGAATAATTGATGCAATTCTATCAAGATTATTGTTGACAATCTCAAGGTCTAAAGTCAATCTTCCTAAAGAAGAAATAACTCTTTTTGGCGCTCCAATTTCTGGATCTGTTTGTTCAGAAGACCCAGATACAATTTGTTGAGGGACTTGTCTTTTTGGAAACATCCCAGCAATTCTTGTGAGTTTTGGCGTAGCAGAGAATCCAAATTTACTTCTGGAACTTGCTCCTGAAATAAATCTAGATACTCTATCTTTAAATCCAAAATCTCCTGGAGTCATTTATTTTACTCTTGATGCTTTTTCTTCTTCTTCTTTGATATGATTTTCTAAAAGAGTTAAGTAGATTTCACGTTCCCACGGCATCATATTTTCAATCTCAGTCAAAGAGTATTTATGATACTGCATCAAGGCAAAATTAACTCTATAATAAGACTCCAAATCTTCATGACTAAGGACTATCCGAAAAAACTTGAGAGTCCCTCCAATACAATTTCATTCTCAACGCCAGTGTTTGGATTCTTAACTGTTAATGTGTGAGAAAGTTTAGGCATAGTATCAAAGAACTCTTCAATACCTTTGAATTGATTTGAATCAAATGTCTGTAACCATTCAATCAATTCTTTCTTAGTAACATCAGCAGCAGACCAAGATTCATCTTTGGTATAAACCATATCCACACAAGATGCAACAATATCAAATGATTTGTCAATAGTTTCTTTACTTCCAGTTTGTCCAGAGAAATCAAAATTATTATCAATAAACTCTTGAAGTGATGGATACTTCATCTTAACTGTAATACTATCATCAACTTTAATTTCAGATGTATGATTTTCTGGAATTACAACTTCAATCTCATCAATATTAACAGTAACATCTACACGTGTTTCATTATCATCTGGACAGGTGATGATTAATTCTACTGATTCTCCAACTGACTTTGCTCTAATATTTAAAAACAGATACTCAATATCAAAACTTGGAAGAGAATCAATCTTAATGCCTCTGGTTAAAATACAATCTTTCAATGTATTCTTAACTGCATTAGTAATATCTTTTGAATTACCACTTTCCATAGCCAAGATAAGAATCTTTTCTTCCTTGACTAAGAAAGGTCTGTACTTAATAGTCTTTTTGTTTGATGGTAATGTCAACTCATAGGTTGGAGTTGCAACTGTAGGTAAAGGCATATTAAAATATAAAATTCAGGTTTAGTTATTTATCCCACATCTCTTGGGTTAGGATTTAATCCAGTGATAGGAATATTTTCATTAATCAATCTAACTTGTCTATTTAATTCCCCCAATGTTGCTCCAGAATCTCCTCCAGGTTGAGCACTTGAATTTCCACCATCACCATTTATTGGTTTTCCATCAGACTTTTCAAATCTGTAAATATCATAATTAAATGTTACTGTTGTTCTTAATATATTTGCGCCTTCATATGAAACTGGAACTGCAATTACATTAGTTGGATAAGCATTTCTTAAAATATAAGTGCAGTTACTATCAGGAACATCATATACTCCATTCTCAACTAATCTTTGGTCAGGGGTTCTAAAATTTCTTTCAAATTTAGTTATAATAACTTCTTTTTTATATCCACTTAATCCATTATTTTGAGGATAATTAAACTTTTGATATGACTCATAAGGAACCCCTGAATTTGGACTAATATATCCCATCCAACTTTCAAAAAATCTTAAAATATTATAGTTATTATCAATATAAAAACTTATATCTACAGGAGGATAAACTCTTTTATTTGCAAATGTTTCTGTGATTCCTTGTCTGTCTCCAAATACTTGCGTGGTTTCATATGAAGTTCCTGGAAGAACTGCCTCATATGCCAAAAAATCTATATCCTTTTCAAAAGATTGGTTGATACCATCATAGTCAGCACTTACATGCACATTAAAATAATTAGATAAAGAAGGTTTAAATTTCTTTAATATATCATCAGTTTTATAATACAACTTAGTGTAATCTACTGCCATCTAAATACTTTGAAGTGCCTATATTATATGTATGAGTTATAAAGGAATATACAAACCTTCTTATCCACAAAAATACATAGGAGACCCAAACAATATTGTCTACAGGTCATTGTGGGAAAGAAAGTTTATGACCTACTGTGATTTGAATGAAAATATAATGAAGTGGGCATCAGAAGAAATTTGGATTCCTTATTTGTCACCAATAGATAGAAGAGTACATAGATATTTTCCTGACTTTTTTATAAAATACAAAGATAGTAAAGGTAATATCAAAGAAAGTTTGATTGAAATAAAACCAAAAAGACAAGTTGAAGGACCTAAAGCACAAAAGCGTGTGTCACAAAAGCAAATGTATGAAATAAAAGAGTTTGCTAAGAACCAAGCAAAATGGAAAGCAGCAAAAGAATTTTGTGAGGATAGAAGATGGGAGTTTCAAATATTGACTGAAGACCACTTGGGGGTATAATGGCTTATAAAACTATCTTCGAAGAAATCCAAGAAGAGACTGGAGGAAGAAGTCAACCAAGAGAATGGTATAGAGAAAAAGTATTTGATAAAAGTCCTGAAAATATTATAACAGAAGAAAGGGCAGATGAAGTTGGAGATGTTTTGGAGCGAGACCAAAATAGAAGCACATCATTTCCTTTGCTATTCAACTTAATGCTTTATAAGTATAAAGCAAAGACAAGAAGAGACCTTCCCTTTTATGATAAGTATCCTTTAGCATTTGTTTTAGAAATGGATGCAAGGTCATTCTTTGCAGTGAACTTACATTACTATTCTCCTGAACAAAGAATGGGTCTTGTGATGAGTTTAATGGAAGATAGAATCCCAAAGTTTCGTAAAGGAGCACATAAATACTTATTATCAGAGGTAAGAAGCCCTTACTTGATATTAGCACAACAAGAATGGCAAACTATGTGTCTATTACCAGTAGAAGAATTTGTAAGGGACTTGGGTGGGGTAGAGATACCAATCCGTTCAGACAAGGTGTGGGGTAGATAAGAATGGCTGATACAGTAAAATTTTTATATGGAGAACAAACAACTCCAACTGTAAATGGAGTTAATTTGCCAACTAGAACAATTGTAAAATACGAAGAAGATTCTTCAGGAACTGTGACTTCAAGCGAAATTTATGTATATTATTCTGCAATTCCAGGAGGAAGAGATAGTGCTGGAAATACTTTTGGTGGAGGAACTCCTACAAGTACATCCAATTTTGACCCTGGAGGATATTCTATAGCAGCTTATAGTAATGATGGTGGGAAAACATTTAGAACACTTAATTATAGATCAGAAAATTCCCTTCCTCCTGGCGCAAAAGTTGGAGATCCTATTTTAGGTGCTGCTGCTATAGCATCATTAAACACTCCTGGAAGTCCTTACTATGAAGCAGTTCAAAACCAAGTTATTAATGCTGCAGTTAATACTAGATCTGGACTAGCACCTCAACTTGCATCATCATTACAAACATCAACACCAACTGACCCCAATTTAGATCAAAATCCAATTGCTACTGGACCAAATTCAGAAAATCCAAATGCAAACATAGATCCACAAGCACTTACTGGATTAGGAAGTCAATTAGAAAACTTTGATACAACAAATACATTTGGAGCTTTAAAAGAATCATTTTTAAAATATCCCACATCTATTGATAATGGACAAGATAGAATTATGATAACTCAAATTGAATATGTCCCTTCTGGTATCACTGCTGCCAATACAAATATAAATCAAATATCTGAATTATTGGGAAATAGAGATTCTCAATTAACAAAATCTTTAGGTATGGTTGTATTACCTATGCCTAATGATATTTCAGAAACAAACCAAACTGCATGGGGAGAAAGTTCCCTATCAACTATTGCTGCAGCTTTAATGAATCCTGCTGCTCGTGCTGCTCAAGGACTTGCCACTGCTAATCCTGGAGAATCAATAGATGCAGTTAGAGGACTTGGAGAAACTTTATTTAGTGGTCAAACTAAAAACAGGTTGAATCAATTTTTAACTACAAATGCTGCAGCATCTTTAATAAAACTTGGAGGAATAAACGTAGACCCAGAAGCATATTTAAACAGAGTTACTGGAGTTGCTATTAATCCAAACTTAGAACTTTTATTTAATGGTCCAAAACTAAGACAGTTTGGATTTAGTTTTAAAATGACGCCAAGAAGTGCAGATGAAGCAAGAAATATTAGAAGTATTGTAAAATTCTTCAAAAAAGGAATGGCTCCAAGAAGAAGCACAGTAGCAGAAAAATCAATATATCTTGGAACTCCAAATGTTTTTAAATTAAAATTTGTAACTGGAGCAGATAAAGATATTGAGGGTATTGGAAGAATAAAAACTTGTGCATTAGTATCTTGTACAGTCAACTATACTCCTGATGGATTTTATGCTGCCTATGATGGACCAAATGGATCTCAACCAATAGCAACAGTAATGCAACTTGCATTTACAGAACTTACTCCAGTTTATAATGATGAATATGATGCAGAAGGTGATGGAGCAGAAAACAGCATAGGTCCTGAAGGGTCTGAATATAAAATTACTGGGTCTTCAGAATCCCCAACACCTTCTTCTGGAATAGGACTGCCAAATGATCTAGCAAACGGTTTACCAGGAATAGGTCTACCAGGAATAAATCCAGGAGGAAGATAATGACGTATTTCAGAGAAGTATCAGACTTACTTTATCAGTCACAAAATCCAAACAGAAACTCTTCATATGATTATGCAAGAGTCAAAAATCTTTTTCGTAGAGCAAAGATTCGTGATGACTTTTTCCAGTCTGCAACTGTGTTCACCAAGTATAAAATTATTGGTGAAGAGCGACCAGAACAAGTAGCAGAAAAAACTTATGGAAGTCCTACCTATGATTGGTTAGTTTTAATCTCCAACAATATCCTAAATGTAAGAACTGAATGGCCACTGTCTGATTCAGAGTTTACTGATTACTTAGAAAGAAAATATACAGAAGCAGAGTTAGCATCACCACATCATTATGAAACAACTCCTTTGTCTGATTCAAGAGGAAGACTGATTGTTCCTGCAGGCAAAATTGTGGATTCTAATTTTTCTGTAACTTACTATGATGAAAGAACAAACTTAACCATTACAGAAACTCCAGTTAAACTTGTCAGTATCTATGAGTATGAGATTGCACAGAATGATAAGAAGAGAAACATTTATCTTTTAAGACCAAGATTCTTACAAGCTGCTCTTGATGATTTAAGAACTATTATGTCTTATGGATTCTCTTCTCAATATATTAATGACAACACTAAAAAGGGAGAGAACTTAAGAGTCCTCTCCCCAAGATAATCACTCTTCAGCCAACCTGGCAAAGTATGCAAGGGTGTCATCATCATCTTCATTAGAAGATACAGAACTCTTTTGTGAGCGAGTTCCACCAGATTTTCCCTGCAGTAGTTCTTCATTAGTAGGAACAGGACCACGTTCATCATCTTCATCATCAAATGATTCATCTTGTTGAACTGGTTTCTTACCAAGAACAGCTTTCAGACGAGTGTTCAACTGTTCATAGGTTTTCATCTTCTCTGCATCAGTAAATTCAGCAAGAGAATAAGTCTTTTTCCAGACTGCTTCCATAACATCATCATCATCAAAGAGTGGTTCTGAACTACCAAACTCTGACTTGTCATAGTTCCAATACCCATCTTTCTTGGTGATTTTCAGTTTGAAATTAGCACCTTTCCAAAAATCAAATGGGTCAATGGGAGTTTCATCATCAAACTCTGGTTGCATTGCTGCAGTAATCTTATCAAAGATTTTTTTGCCAAACTTATAAAGGAATACCTTTCCTTCATTTTCAGGATGTGTTTTGTCCTGAACAACATAGATGTTGGAATAGTAAGACAGTTTGCGCTTACGATCACGAACAATATCTTGATTTGCTTTACTTCCTGTGTTCCACAGTTCCCTGTTTGCCTCACATACAGGACAGTTTTGATTCAGTGTGGTCAGACAGTTGTCAATAAACCATCCACCAGAACCTTGAAAGGCATGGGTATAAACCTTTGCCCAAGGAAGTTCCTCACCCAATGGTGCAGGAAGAAAACGAATAACAGCAAACCCATTGCCTGCTTTATCCACTTCAGGTCGCCACAGACGTTCATCTGTAGAACCACTGCTTGAATTCATTTTCTCAACTTCTTGAACCAGTTTAGAAGTGAGTGAACCAAGACTTGATTTTTTCTTAAGGTCCGAAAAAGACATTAGATTACCTCGGATTAGTTGGATTGATTGGATTAGTTATCCACAGACATCATAACAAAACAAAGGTTACTTGTCAACCTCTGCTTCTTTCTTGAGTCTGGCAATAACCTTTTGCATATTTTCAAAAACCAGATTCATATTTGAAGGGTTGCCATAACCTAAAAGTTTAGATGATTCAATAATTTCATTCTTTTTTTCTATGGCTTGAGGGTCATCTGACAATGACAATCTGGTATACAGGATTTTTTGTTTCTCTAATAGTTCAGATAACAAATTTACATGCTCAAGCTTTTCTGCCTTTGACATTATTGGTAGTCTCAAAACTCCTCTGGTCAAATGCCTTTGAAGATTTTCTATAGTTTTTAATTCGTTCTGAACTATTTCTGAATCAAAGAAGGCCATATTACCCCTCTACAATGTTTCTCAACATTTTTTTGTAATCCTGTATACTGATATTTAGAAACAAAGAATACTTCTGTATCTTTAAAGACACTATCTCCCACACAGGGTCCAAAAGTTGCTTATCAAAATTGTTCCTGAACAGGAAAATTTTATCCCAAACCACTAGTGTTTCTATACTAATTTTCCCGCTCAGGAACATTTTAAGAATGATTGGATGTTGCCTTGAGGCATCAAGAATCTCATCTATGGTTCCTGATGACAACAAATCTTCTGACTCTTGTTTAAAAATGTAAGACAAACTTTGTTGTCTTTTAGACCATTCCTTATAACAGTCCTCACCTTCACGCATCAATTGCCCAATCCACATTGACTGTGGATTATCACTTTTCACAAAATTAGCAACAAAGAAATCTTTTATTTCCTGGTCATTTTTTTGTCTACTAATTCTCTCAAACCAATACTTATCTTTACGTTTGTTAAATGTTTCTACTGATGCTCTGGACTTACCTGCATATTTGAAGTAGTCATACTTTGGTTTACTAAAGTGGTTCTTCAGTGCAAGGTAAGTTTTATAAGCATCAAAGGAGGTCATATCAAAAGTTTAGCTCTGGATGTTCTTTTCAAAAAGTTTAAGTTGATAGCATCACACTTAATTTTTTCTTTTAGTGGTTTGCTAATAAGTTTAGATACAGAATCTACTTCCAATCCATTCTCTTCGCAGTAATGAACTATAGCATCTATGTAATTCATTTCTTCGTTTGTCTTCACAAGTTCTTCTATGATTTGAGAAAACTTTGCTGGACATAGGAACTTTAGTTCTAATGCGTCTTTTAATTTATCTTCCATATTCTTGTAGTTTAGATTGAACAAATTCTCTAATGTAATCATTTAGTAACCTAATATACTTCATTTTATCATACTCTTCATAGACAACGCAATCCCCATCTTCACATGCCATTAAGATGACCAGTTTCTTAACTGGGATGCCTGTAATTTCATAAAACATACAAGCATATGCAGCACACTGAACAAAATAATGTTCAACCCAATTTTTTGGTTTTGGTTTTTTAGATGTCTTGAAATCTATGACTGCCAGTTCACCATTATATTCAGCAATACAATCTACAGTTCCTGCAATGCCTAACTGTTTGCTATAAAGAGAACTTTCAAGAGCATGAATGTTATTTATGTTGCCAAGTTTTTCCTTAGCAATTTTGAATAGAAAATTTGAAATTGGTTGAACTTCTGGAAGATGTTCATTAAGAAGATAATTTTCTACTAAAGAGTGCAAATCAGTACCACGACTTGTTGCTTTCTTATTAATTCTGTTTGCTTCTTCTTCTCCAACTTTCTTTCGCCAGTTTTCAAAAATATGTCTATTATGAAAACTTGTAACTGATGTAATAGAAACTAACCTGGAAAGTTTATCCTCTCCAGGTAGTTTATAATATCTTACCCCATCAATTTCTTCCCTTTCTAACTTGGGAAGATTCATATCAATATGTCTAAACATTAAAATCCAGCTGCCATTTTATTCACAATGTAAGACTTGACTAATCCAGACCTGACAATATCTTCTACACCAAACTCAATTGATTCAAACTCAGGCATTCTTTGAATAATTTTCATAAAGTTTAGGATACCATCCTTTTCGTTATTTCTAGTTAAATCAGATTGTGTAGCATCACCACAAAATACAATCCTTGAGTTATCACCAACACGAGTGATAATAGAATCAAGCTCGTGGAAATTAAGGTTCTGACTTTCATCTACAATGATAATAGAGTTGTCTAAAGTAGTTCCTCTAATGAATGATGTGCTCCAAAAAGTAACTGTTTCTTGAGACTTAAGATTGCCATAAAGCATTTCAAACTCAGAATCACTTGAGAGTTCAAACATATACTTTACCATATTCTTGTATGGAATCTGATAAAGACTTGATTTGTCTTCATGGTCTCCAGGAAGAAACCCAATTTCCCTTGTAGACACAAGTGACCTTACAATAACAATTTTATCATATGGTGTTAATTCATCAAGAACATCCTTGAGTGCCAAATATAATGCACAAAATGTTTTACCAGTTCCAGCACAACCATAAACAAACAAGTGCTTATCTTGTTTGTAAGACTCAAAAAGTATCTTTTGATTTGCAGTTAATGGTTGAATATCAACTAAACTTTCTGCACTAATTGGTTTTTTCTTTTTCCTGTTTCTTGCTGTAGTGCCAATACCAATAGGAGAATCTCCTGTGTTTCTTCTTCTGTTTCTTGCCATTAGATTTTTTTTACTCGTGATCCAGGTGCTTTTGATGCCTTTTCGAGAACGTCATTCCATCCAGGTCTCTTGCTGATTAACTTGTTACGCCAATCACCAACCTCTCCTGGAGTTGCACATCCTTCAGACCAATCCCTTTTCCATTCAGGATTGTCTTTATACCATTCCATAATGTCATGAACACTCATTTCAACTACTTTTTTTTCACCAGTTTCTACATGGATAATGGGATATAATGCCATAAGTTACAAATTCAAGATAATTTATTTAGACCCATTCAAGAGCTTCTGATACTGATGGGAATTGTTCAATGAATATTTTCTTACACTCAAGAGCAATATCCATATGTTCTTTTTGAGTCCCATTCTTTTCTCTAAGTTGAATGTAATGTACCCAACTCCTACAAGAACCAGTCATGTAAATTCTTGTTGGTGTTGCAAGAGGTAGAACAAACCTTGCACATTCTTTAGCAACTCCTGCTTCCAAAAGACGATTATAAAGATTTTTAGATGCAATAAAATGCCCTGAAATTTCTCCTTGAAGTTTTAATTTTACATACTCAGAGATGTCATCAATTGAGTTTTGACGATTCTTTGTGTCTTGCCTACGCAAATCTGGGATAGGAATATGTTCAGAAAGAAGATTTGTATCAGCATACCTTTGAGAAAACTCTTGGAATGTAAAACTCCTATGCCTCAAAATCTGTGCAGCAATTCCCCTTGTAGTTTCAATCTCAAGGGACATGTGTGACTGCTCAAACACAGACCAGTGTTGGTGCTTAATACAATACTTCAGAAGACCTGCATAATTGTCATTATCCTGATTTGATGGATTAGAAACTCTGGCAATATATGCCATAGCCTTTTCTGCATCTGGAGTTACACTAACAAATTTAACTATTGGTTTCATACTTTTTTCCAAATCCTTTATAGTCTCTATGTTCTAATTTTTTTAATTCGCTTTCAATCACTTCAAGTTGATTATTCATATAATTTAATTCTGCTTGAGTATAGATTGACCCATTATTTTTTGTTGCTTCTTTGAGCAACTTTAACATTTTTTTAAGTCTCATCCAGAAAATACCTCATCATAATCTTCTACATAAGGAATTGTAGTTATGATTTGTTCTCCTACATCTTCAGTTTCAGTTTCATTTAATTCTTTTTTAAGTGAATCAATTAATAGTTCCATATTTTTGACTATTAATTTTACTCTTTCTTTGTTCATAAGTTAATTCTTTTCAGGTATTCTAACATAAAAAAAGGGGGAGAGCAACTCCCCCAACCATCATTACAATTGTTTTAATATCTCTCTACAGATTTTTTTACATTGTTGTTGATTATTATCACACTCAATTAAACAATTAAAGTAATCATTCATCAATTCGTTTTCCTCAGTAAATTTACTAATTGTATTTTCTAAATGATTCCAAGATGCAAGTTGATTGTAAGAAATAAGATTGTGCATAATGACCTCCACGCACAAAGAATATCATCACAAAGAATTTCTTTCATTTGTATGACCTCATAATTCTAACATTATGTATGGTATTTGTCAGGATTCCTTAACAAAAATTTATGCCTACTTACTTATACAGTTTAGTCTCTTTGTCTCCAATCTTCTGGTTTATCTTCTTTGAAGAAATCTACAATATCATCTACATTATTAAATCTATTGACACCAAATCTTTCGTTACCTAATCCACCAATATCTAATTGATTGAGGAAGTCGTCCAAATCACCCTCCTGCATATCAGGATTCTCTGCTTTCCTTCTTGCTTGCCTCAACATTGTTGTTGCAGTTCTATTAACTCTTGAAAGTTTTTCTGCCCAGATCATATCTTCTAGACTTACTTCTTCATGTTGTACAATCTTTGCACAAATTGCCTCTAAGCGTAGTCTATACTGGGTAGAGAGCATATGTAGTCTCCATATAGGGTTATTTAGCATTTACCTTTCAATGTAACTAAGAGTGTGGGTTTGTGCATAGAGCTGCTGTATAATAATATCACATCCAATCTTAGGATTACAATCCCCACAAGTATACACATCTACTGCAGCCTTTCCTTCTTCAGGCCAAGTATGAATGCTGATGTGACTTTCAGACAACAAACAGAGTACAGTTACTCCTTGTGGTTCAAACTTTTTAGATACAGTCTGAACCACTGTTGCTCCACTTGCTGCTGCTGCATTTTCCAATAGGTCTATAAGACAGCGCTCATCATCCAGAAGAACAAACGAACAACCATACAGATTTAGTAGATAATGTTTTCCCATTTATTTTTTCTTTTTCTTTTGTTGCTCGCTATAAAGTTTTGGATTTACCCTTCCATCAGTCCATTTCATAGAAATAACATTTCCATATCTATCATAATAATGGTCAAAAATATCTACTCGCAATCCTTGTGATATATCAATACAAACTCCATCACCATTGTCATATTCAACAATGTAAGAATCTAAAGGAAGTGATTTATCTTTTGCTGCAGATAAATCACAATTTTCTTTTATAACTCTAATTTTACTTTTCACTTTATCCCCAAACAATATCAGGAAATGCTTCTTGAACTACTACTTTAGTAACTTTATACCTTTTATGCAATTGCTTATCTTTTACAAGACATATTAATTCTGCCTCAACTTCTTGAAGAGATTCTAACATTTGAATAAACATAGTTTCTCTTTTTGCTTGAGGAGTATTAGTTACTCCTTTTACAAAATAGTTAAACTTTCTCCATTCCTGAACAAGTCTTGTATGCTCTGTTCCAATTGGAGCATCATTTGGGGTGTATGGGACTTCACCTTCTGGGAGAGCAGATTGAACTCTTTGGTCAAAGTTCCAAATTAAAATAGCTCTCAAAGCAGGGGAATCATAATGACGAAGAATTTCTATTTTCTCGTCTCTTGTTTTACAATTTGATACCTTTTGAATAATCTCAGATAACAACTGGTCTGGTGGCAACTTCATTTTCAACTCCATTAATTAATCTTCTGTTTCTTCTTCCTCTTCCATATTTTCTGTACCTTCAAATCTAAATGCTATAAGGTCGTCTGCTAATACATCACCATTTTCATCAAACATTTCTGGATGATAAGTATATGGTTGTTTTTGTGAGACATATTGATTTAATGTCCAACCAACTAAACCACCTAAAACAATTGCCATTATTACAAATAATACAGTAAAGACAAGGGTTATTGCTAACATAGTGTTTCTCCTAAATTACTTTGGTTTTCCTACATTCAAGGAAAAATTAAAGTAAATGGTTATCTTTCGTTTGAAAAAAATAACCACTCTTTCAAAACATATTGAGAATGTTTTTTTGTTTGGAGTCCTCCTTTTTAAGACTAGCTCTATACCCCTGTTAACAGGAAGAGTACTGTCATTATTTATAGAGTCCATCAAATCAAATTATTCTCTTTAAGGTATTTGACTGTATCTGAACAACCCCCAAGATGTTTATCATTAAAAATAACTTGAGGGAATGTTGAACCTTCTCCAAATTCTTTATAAAATTCTTCTTTTGTAAAGTTTGTTCCAAGAACATACTCTCTTATTGAATACCCCTTTGATACACTAAGAGTATTCAAAACTTGAATAACTTTAGTACAATATGGGCAACCATGTTTGCTGTAAACTGTAAAATTCATAACCTTAGATTCTTACTGGATGTGGACGTTTTTTATCTGATTTTATGGCACATAACCATGCTGTAGTTACTGCAACATTGTTTTCCCACCAAGTAGTTTCAAGTCTAAATTCTTGAAATCTAATTGTGGTGTTTCTTATATATTGTGCTTTATCTGCTCTTGTGTAATACCAAAAACTATTTTCATTCCAATAGCTTACATGTGTTGGGTCTTGCCATGCTCCTCTACCATCAGTAGAAGGAACTTCAATAAATGCCCAACCTCCATCACATAAAACTCTATGAATTTCAGACATAGTTTTGATTGGGTCTTTTAAATGCTCAATGACATGACTTGCATTGATAACACCAACACTATTATCTGGCAATGGTATACCATCATTCAAATCGCATGTGATGTCTGCACCTTCCTGATCAATTGTAGTATATCCTGGTCTTGGGAATAATCCTCCACCAATATCAACCTTCATCAACCCATTTAGTTCAGCATCTCTTTCTGCAAGTTGTTGTCCATATTGATGAAACAATTCAAAAGTTTTAATTTGAATATCTTGATTTCGTTGAAGTTGAGTATTGTCTCCTCCAGGCAACCATCTATAATAATAAAGAACTTTTGGAATAAAACAGAACTTAGTTTGTAAGTATGTTCTGATGACTAAATCATGGTCATCACAAATATTCAAGTCTGGATTGTGTCCTCCAACTTGGTCATATACTTTTTTCCTCCAAGCACGAACATGGTCAGGAGCATACCAAATAATACCAATGCTGTGACTTGTTGCAGGAAACATATCAATTTTAATAAAATCTTCCCCTCTGAAGTTCATCCATTTATAAGTCCATCCATTTTCAGGATTCCAAGGAATCTTATATTCATCACCTCTCATATCATAAAGAAGATCTTCGCTATAAACAAATCCAACTTCTTGGTCTTGAAATGCGTTATTAAGTTCTTCTAAACAATCCTCAGAAAGTAAATCATCATGGTCTACCTCAACAAGAATATCACCTGACCCCAAACTAAATGCCCTGTTTTTCACAAACCCAACATTAGGATGTGTGATTCCATTACGAACTTTAATTCTTTGGTCATCTTTCAATTCTTGAGGAAGATGAGATGCTTTACAATTACCATTCAAGTATATAATCCATTCCCAATTTGTATATGTTTGTTGTTTGATGGTTTCATAAAGTTCCATCAAAAAAGGAATGTTTTCTTTTCTGTGCTCTGGTGTAATAATACTAAACTTGTAATTCATATCAATCAAAAAAGAACATGTGAAATAATCTTGAATCTTCTAATGTTTGTCCAAAATATTGTGAAGCAGAATGAATACATTTGCCATTAAAAATAACTAACCTATTGAAAACATTGCCAATAGAATCAACAAGTTCAAACTTTGTTCCATCATAAAATCCACCATCAAAAGCAGATTCAATTTCAGGGTCAGAAACATGTCGTGCTTTTGTTTCTTTGTGAGCATACATAGATGTTCCTGCTTGAAATGGTGCATTTGGTGTTAAGTATATCATACCAGCCCATTGTTGATGATCTGTATGATATACTAATGGGTCTTGTGGATTACAAGTTTGAAAAACCCCATTCATTCCATATTCATCCCAAACATTTATTTTTTGACCTATGATTTCTTCAAATGCTTTTTTTGTTCCAGGAACAAAAAATTTTTCCTCTGTTCTCTTACCTTTATAATATCTCAAATCCTCTATAAATTCTTGTTGTAGTGCATAATTTCTTACCTCATAAGGGTCAGAATAAAAATTATCTACTACAAAAATTCTTTTGTCTGGGTTAGGATTTAAATTACTTACTGTGATAAACTTCATTGGAGCTTTTAACTTATACTATACATTACACATAATAAAATGTCAACTAATAGATTCTAACTTTTCTTTTGCTTGATCAAACAATACTTTTACATATGTTCCAGTATCATAATAACATTGATTGTGGATCAAAAATCCAATTCTTGGAAAAGGATTTTTTCTGTCTTCTTGCATTAACATAGAAGCATAGACATAAGCATTTTCATACTCACCTTTATATAAATACAATTCAATTAGGCCACAAAAGTGTTCATTTCTACTTAAACAAAGTGGGGTGCATTTCATATACTCTTCAATTGCTATATCATGCTCTCCACAAAATCTATAAGCACTACCTATAAGATATTGAGAATAATATATCATTTCATTCTCATTACCATTATAAAAGTTTTTTATATACTCAGTAAAGTAAAAAATACATCTTCTTGCATATTCTTTTTGATGTTCATATCCCAAAGGAAGACCATCTACACCATAACAATCGCTATAACTTTTTCCAATATAAAAGAAATGATAAGGGTCTGACAATAAAGAACCTTTAGATACATGCTGTTGTTCAAGTTCTAATGCATCTACTACAAATTTTGTTGGACTTGTATAAGTATCTCCTTCACTTCTGATAAAATGCCTAAACCCTTTGTCCAAAAGAACTCTTTGAAATTCTTCTCCTGTTGGACCACATCCAGGAAGAATGATACACTCATGTCTTTTATCGTGCTTAAATCTCCAAGAAAAATTAGCATTCCAAACTCTATTTCTTAACCAGGATGAATCTCCAGTGGTAGCAACAACATCCCAAGATTGAATTGAGGTATCTTCAAATACACTCCAATCAAAATCATCATCTACTAAAAGTTCTTCATCTGCATCAATTCTAAACAACCAATCACACTGGTGATTTGCATCATAACATTCTTGAATTAAATGATCACTATTCCAACCAGGATATTGCCACTCAACATTATAACAATATCCTGGAATATTTTTTTCTTCAAAAAACTTTTCTATAATTTGTTGCGTATTATCAGTGCCATTACATTGGATAACCCAATAGTCAATGTGATTATAGCAAGACTCAAGAACTCTAGTAATGATATGAGATTCATTACCAACCATCATATTCAAACAAATTTTCGTATTTTTCATCATAATTCAGGTGTAAGTATTCTATCAACAAATCCCATTCTTTTGAGTTTGTTTGCTGTTCTTGCTATAGTCTGATCTATAGTCAAGTATTTGTAAGTAGCAGTTCTTCCAACAAAAATTGTATTTTTTTCTGCTTGCATTAATGGTTTATATTGTTCAAACTGTTCCAGATACTTTCCAAAAATCATAGGATAATATGGATTATTCAATCCTTCAATATGTTCTACTGGATATTCTCTTGTAACTACTGTAGTTTCAACATCTTGATTGTACCAATAAGAGTGGTCAATAGCACGATTCCATTCATTATTTCTGTTGCATTCATTAAGTTGGATATACACTGTCTTAGGACAATAGACATGTTCAAAGTTCAATGACCTATAAGATAACTTTCCATACTGATAATCAAAATAATTATCAACCTTTCCAGTAAAAACTAACAAGTCACATTTGTCTTTGAGTGTTCGCCATTCATCTTTTGATACATTTAAATGAACTGGAATATCATCAAAGATATTCTTGAACATGTCCACAAATCCATTCTTAGGTAGACCTTGATACTTTTGTTGAGTGAAAGACCCATTAGAACCTTTTTTTCTTATAGGAAGTCTATTCAAAATGCCCATAGGAAGTTCCTCTAACTTAACTCCCCACATTTTTTCAGAATAATCTCTGAATACTAATTCCTTAATTTCAGTGTCAGATAATCTTCTGCCAATAATTTTATCTGAGTTGTCATTATATGGAATAGGAATTTTTCCAAGACTTGTGTTTGCCCATACTTCAACAGAAAAATTATTGAAAACTGCAAATTGATTCAACCAATCCCAAACACGATCATTATCTGTATGGATAGCATGAGGTCCATGTGCATGAATTACACATCCTGTTTTTTCATCAACATAGTCATAACAATTGCCAGAAAGATATTCTCTGGTTTCAAAGACCTCTACGTCCCATCCATTATCTTTGAGTATCCTTGCTGATGTAGCACCAGCAGTTCCAGAACCAATCACATATGCTAATGACATTATCAGTACCTTGTATTGAAAAAAAATGTTTGAAATAATCTACCATCTTGAAGATTACTTCCAAAATAATCTATAGAAGCGTGAAATAACTTACCAGGATATAAAATTAATCTATTGTAAATGTTTCCTATCCTATCTACAGTTTCCCATTTTGTATAATCATGTCCATCCTCACCATGATCAATGTTGTCTATAGATGCTCTCTCCCCAGTTTTTTTGTGCCTATACAATGCAGTACCAGCACTTAATGGAGCATTTGGCGTTAGATAGCATACTCCTGCCCACATATTATTATAGTCAGAGTGAATCCATGTACGATCCATTGATGTACAAATTTGAAATGCTCCTGTATATCCATCGCCATTTTCATCAAGTAACCAATCAGTCACACCTCCAGAGGCATGAGAGACAAGAGCATCTATGACTTCTCTATTACTTTCATTGAGAAATGATTTAGTTCTCAATCCTGGATAGTTTCCTCTTACTGCAAACTCCTGTGATAATGCAAAGTTTCTTACATCATCAGGATTGTTATAAAAGTTATCTGCAACTATAAGATTTACATTCATCCCAAAATAACACCAGTTTTAGAACAATATTTTACATTAGGATCAATATATTTAAACCCATCCCATCCAGGTTCTCCTTCAGAAACTCTTTGTCCATGAAAGTATTCGCCAATATGATTTACCATTATACCACCTTCAGCAGTTTTCAACAATCCTGCTCCAATATTATACTTATTCAATAAGTAATTTGCAATTACTGATTCTGATGGATTGAATCCTGTCTCTTCAAAGATAGGTTCTTTAGCAATCCAAGCAGGATATAAAGACATCAGCATCCAAAAATATGGAGTTGCCTTTTCATATCTATAGTGTTTAAAAATTACATCATCATCTTTTGGACCTATTTCTTCTTTTTCAAAATCATACCAATTATTTCTTTTCAATTGTATTTGAGATAAGGTCTTGTCTTGTTCAAGAAGTTCAATCAAATCCATTATCTTTAATGGACACATTACTTCAACATCATCTTCATGATGAAAGATATAATCATAATCTTTTTGTCTAACCAAATTGAAAAGTTCTTGCCAAGTTTTTGTAATGCCTTGATTTTCTTCATGAAAAATAATTTCATTATATCCATTTGCTACTACAAACTCTGCTAAAGATTCATTATCCCGTCCATTTGGATAATCATCAATGAATAAATGGTCTACATCCAATTCACTAAAATCTAATTTTTTATTTGCTTCAAATGTTTTTTTCAAAAATTCTACTCTATTAGTAGAAAAAACTACATGAAGTAACTTCATAGGTCATCCAATTTAATATTATTATGTTTTGTGGCACAAGCACCTCTGCCCCAACCACGACTAACACTATTTACATAGGAACAAATCTTCCCACCCTGACCACAATAAGGACACTTTGCATCTGATGGGTCATTTGCATAAGGATTGTATTTTTCCTTTCTTGGTCTTCTTACATTCTCTGCTTGCTTATATTTGCGATGATTCATACTATTACAGGTTCTTGTTGTCCTTCTGGAAGTTTGATTTGAGGGGGAGCCCCAGGTCCATTTCCTGTTGCCTCTTCTACTCTCCAGGAACCACCAACTCCACCATTCATATTTACAACAATCTCTGAGGTTGGGAGTGCTTTTGGCATCTCAATATCAACAACTGGACTCATGAGTGTTTTGTTTTTTACAATTTCACGATTTGGTGCATCCATATACATTATCATTCTTGCATCTTCAAAATCTCCACAATCACAAATCTTTCTTCCAGTCCTTCTTTCTCTTACTGAGAAATAATCTTCACTGTTGTACTTGTTCATCTTCTGAAGTCTTTTGATTATTATACTTGGGTTGTGGTTTCCTGTAAAGGTTAGGCCAGGTATCCCTAATAATTTCTGCAAGTTTATGTGGAGTTTCTGATGATATCATAGTAGGGACATTAAGAAAAGGAATACTCCGAAGAGTTGAAAGAGTAGGAGGATTAAAAGCATAAAAAAAGGAGTTCTTGTGGAACTCCCTTATTTATTTTTTGAGGTTTTATATCAACCAATACTTGGAGCAGTCAGAGCAACAGAAGTTGTCTCTGCAGCAGCAAGGTCAAGAGGGAAGTTGTGAGCATTTCTTTCATGCATCACTTCCATACCAAGACCAGCACGGTTAAGCACATCTGCCCAGGTAGGGATCACACGATTCTGACTATCAACAATAGACTGGTTAAAGTTGAAACCATTGAGGTTAAATGCCATAGTGCTAACACCAAGAGCAGTAAACCAGATGCCAACTACAGGCCAAGCAGCAAGGAAGAAGTGTAGTGAACGAGAATTATTAAAAGATGCATATTGGAAGATCAGACGACCAAAGTATCCATGAGCAGCAACAATATTGTATGTCTCTTCTTCTTGTCCAAACTTATAACCATAATTCTGTGATTCAGTTTCAGTGGTCTCACGAACCAGTGAAGAAGTAACCAGAGAACCGTGCATTGCAGAGAACAATGAACCACCAAAGACACCAGCAACTCCAAGCATGTGGAAGGGGTGCATCAGAATGTTATGTTCTGCCTGGAATACAAGCATATAGTTAAAAGTACCAGAAATGCCCAGGGGCATAGCATCAGAGAAAGAACCTTGACCAAAAGGATAGACCAGGAAAACTGCAGAAGCAGCAGCAACAGGTGCTGAGTAAGCAACACAGATCCAAGGACGCATACCCAAACGATAAGAGAGTTCCCATTCACGACCCATGTAAGCATAAATGCCAATGAGGAAGTGAAATACAACAAGTTGGAAAGGTCCACCATTGTACAACCACTCATCCAGAGAAGCAGCTTCCCAGATAGGATAGAAGTGAAGACCAATAGCATTAGAAGAAGGAACAACGGCACCAGAGATGATGTTGTTTCCATACATCAGAGAACCAGCAACTGGTTCGCGAATACCATCAATGTCCACAGGAGGAGCACCTACAAATGCAACAATAAAGCAAGTAGTTGCAGCAAGAAGGCATGGAATCATAAGGACTCCAAACCAACCAACATAAAGACGATTGTTTGTTGAAGTAACCCACTCGCAAAATTCTTGCCAGAGGTTAGTAGAATTACGTGAAGCAATAGTAGCAGTCATTTTTTATTTAAAGGGTAAGTATGGTTCAGGGGGACTGAACAGGTACAGTATTTCCCATGACACCCTCCATCATGGGTATGAGAGATGCTTTACTTCTCATGATCTCGGTTAGAGAAGGTTAAGAAATATTTCATTCCTTAACATGTATTTATTATAGCATTGTCAGGAAATCCTGTCAAGCTATCCAAATGCATGTCTATCCATAAATAAATAAGTGCCCAACTCACTACTATGGCAAAATCTGCAAATAAAGGTAAGAAAGGATCTAATGGTTCTAAACAGAATCAGGGCAATGCAACTGCTAAGAAAGCAAAGAATGGTGGTAAGAAAAAGTGAGGATTTATGCCAAGAGAATGGAATACTCCAAAGCGTGAGCCTTGGAATTCTCCCATCCATCATATTCTCAAAGCAATAGATAATCACACTCAAGAGTACTTCAAGAGTGGTGATGTTTGGCATTTAAAAAAAGCGGATATGTTGAGACAATATTTAAATGAACTTAAGACTTGGGTTCACAAAGAGGAGGGAAGATGAAATTTAAATATCCAACACTTGATAATATTGTTCCTATGTTAGTTGCCTTTGTAGCAACAGCAATTGTTGGAATGACATTCACTAACTATGTGATATGTAATTTCAAAGTGATGTCTAGTTTACATTACTTGTATCTTGTAAAAGCATTTGATAAAAGTGGAGCAAAACCTCCAAGTAAATGTGATGATAATACATCAGAATCAATTCAAGTTTTGATGTCTCTTCTAGCAACCATCATTGCTTTAAAAGCAAACTTAAATAAAAAATCTGAAGAAAAGGAAAATGAGTGATGTAGTTTGGAGTGTAAATATATTGTTAGGTGTTGGTCTGATAGGAGTTATTTGGTGTATCTACAAAATTCTTATCTGGGATAATGAAGAAAACAATTCTTCCGATAATCATCCTCATTAGATTACTGACTAATGATGGTTTCTTTAATGAGAATAGAAATATAAAAATTAAACAACAACCACCAGAAGTTCGTTCTGCAATTCGTAGAACTTGGAGGCGTGGTAGAAAGTTACTTGGAAGACCAGAGGGCACCTTCGGCAGTTCTTCTTCTGAGTAATCCTTTCTCTACTTTACTACCAGGATTACGATAGAGTTTGAGTGCCTCTGGAACTTTACCCCACTCCTTATTCTTAAGGACTTTAGTTATCGTATTAAAGTCAGGGCTTCCATAAAAATCAGCACCAAGATTATAAGCAAAGCTAAGAATTGCGCCTTGTTGATTTTCATTCATCTCCCTCCAATATGGAATTTTTTGAAGTGTTGGAAGAAACTCACGACGCAATTGAAAGTATAAAAGATCATCTGCTTCTTCTTGAGAAATACGATTCCCAATCATAAAAATGGATCCATCTTTTCTTCTGGTGCTTCCCCACCCTATTGTGATCGGAAGTCCTCCTGTGAGGGGGTCATAGTATGCAGAAAGATGGCATCCTTCAAACTCTTTGATGAGAAAAACTCCAGGTTCAGGGAGACCCTCTAATGTTAAATTGATCTGTTGATTACGATAAATTCTTGCAAACTCATCTAGAATTTCTTTATGAACTGATGCTTGAAGAAACTGCCAAGCATTATTTTGATGTGGAAGATCTTTATGATTCTTTACTGCATCAATAAATTTTATAGTCATTTGAAGATTCTGCCCCAACCAGTTTTATCTTTCCCTTTCTCCAACCAACGATATTGAAGATCCGTCTTCTTATAAACTACACCCTTACCATTTGTAACAGGTCCTGTGTACCCATCATTCAAAGAACCATAAGGATCATTTACTACATAACAATCACCTTTCTTTCCTATGACTACACACATGTGCCCACCAGTAGGAGAAGATAAAGTGCCACGATGGAGTACCCCAATAACAACGGGTCTACCAGCAGATAACTCACGATCAAGATCTGCAAATGAAAGATTATACCTAAACTCAGACTTAATCCCATAAGAACTGAGAACTTTTGTCTGAACTGCATGATCAGTTGTA